ATTTGTAGCGGGTTTGATTTACCCTGCTAAGGGAGTAGACGCCTAAACCGCGTGCGAGGGTTCAAATCCCTCCTTCCGCGCCAAATCCCCGGAAATCCTTGTAAATCAAGGGTTTCCGGGGATTTTTTATCGCCCTATACGGGCTGCTTGTAGGGTGAAGCGTTGCGCAAAATTATGCCAAGTTGTAGTAAATTGCTCTGCGTGGGCTACATCATGGGCTACAAATTTTACCCAGCAATCAGCCGTTACGATACATGCTTTGGCAACTCTTTACATCCTTGGCCTTATCGATTTGCTTCTCGTGCAGATAATCATAGATAGCCTGCATGGCCGCAGGCGGTTCGCCCTTCGTCTTGCGATACTGCTCGATCTGGCGAACAACTTCTCCGTGCAGCAAATCCATGTGTCGCATTTCTTCCGTGGACAAATCGTAAAACAGTTTCGCAAGCGTGGGGTCGGATTCCTTGTACTTGAGGGCGCACTTTGCATATACTTCTGCATCGTGGATTTCGCTATCGATAAAATTTTCTAATTTTTCAATAACTTTCATCCCGCACCTCCGTCAGATGCGCTGTACCCGAAGGGCAACATTGCTGACGGTGGATGCAGCGCCGGTCAACACCAAAGACAGGGCAGAGCCGGACGCACAACACGCTTGCCGGACAAGAGCGGGGAATGCCAGCGCAACAGGTGCGCCAGCCGCAGCGTTTGCGGAAGCTGTTGCGCCGGGGACAACAACGCCGTCCTTGATAAGCGTTGCGGTAACCGTCCCAGCAGCCGTGGGGGCAACGGTAACGGACACATCAACATCATAATAGCCCTTGCCAATGATGTTGACGGCATTCCCGTTCAGGGAAATATCGCAGCCGTAGCGGCGGATAAGACTGCCCAGTGGGATGACACCGTTTACGGCAACCTCCGTGGGGGTCTGCATAGCAGTGTAAATCGCAGATTTGCAAGACATTATAAAATCTCCTTTCAAAATAAAGAGGGCGGGACACCAGCCCCGCCCATAACCCGGCCAAGAGGGGCCTTTCGCTTTTGTCAGATGTTTGCGCCGCAGCAGCTATTGCAGCCGCAGAAGGGGGAATTGCCGGCATTGTAGGTGTAGCCGTTGGGATAGCGAACCACGCCATACATCCGATTGTCCATCTCAAGGCTGGCAATGCGGGCGGACTGCTCCGCAATGCGCTGCTCAAGCTGGGACTTCTCCAGAGCCGCAAACTTGGCTTCGATGTTGGCGTTTACGCCGTCAATCGCCCGCTGGGTTTCGCAGCAGCACTGCGCCATCTGGCTCTGGATGCTGTTGCCGGTCTGCATGATGGCCATGTTGGTGCCGTTCTGCGCCAGAGCCATCTCCTTGCCGAGCTGGCCAATGTTGCCCTGCATCTCGTAGCCAAGATTGCAGATGCCGTTTCCGATGTTGGTCAGGCGGTCGTTGATCTGTCCAAACTGCTGGCCAAACAGAATCTCCTGCTGGCTGGCGGCGGTGGCATACTCCCCGAACTCACCCTGACGATTCCAGCCATTTCCGCCAAAGCCGAACATGAACAGGAACAGAACCACGATAAGGAACCAGCCAGAACCCCAGCCGTTCTCGTCATTCGCTCCCCGTGTCACAGCGGCGATATCGCTAAGGGACATACCGTTCTCCATGTGGGAAACTCCTTTCATAATTTTTTATAAATAAACCGTGTCGACCCGGCCTATTTCAGGAATTGCACAAAGTCCTTTGCTTGTTTCTGCAAATCAGCAAACTGCTCTTTGCTCATTTGCCCGGAAGTTAGTAACCGCTCGATTTCCTGCTGCGCCTTTTGCGGGGTCATGTTCGCTGCAAATTTTCGGAACTCTGCCACCATCGCAAGGGGATTATTCGGCTTTCGGCTTCCGCTTCCCATCAGCATTTGCATCATTGGATTTGCCATTGATCGTGTCCTCCAATCTCTTTACGCGCTCTTCCAGACTACTTACATCCACAGGAGGTGCGGCCTGATACGGAGAAACTGTGTAAGGCGTTACCGTTGCATACCCAGCTCCGTCTGTCTGCTTCATCCACACAATGGGGTCGTTCTCATCCATCAGCAGAATAGAGCTGTTGGGGGCCATTCTGAACGCATCTGCGCCGTTTCTCCCATTTACCCTTGTAATTTGACACCCGAACGCTTGCGGCGCTCCTGCGGCGTTCTGCGGGGCATAATTGCCGTATTGCCCGTTATACCCCATCGGCTGATACGGATTCTGGTAGTAAGGATTAAATGCCATCAACATACCGTCCTTTCTTCACGGAACAGTTCGGCAAAATATACATATATCCGCAATTCTTCCGGGTCGGGGAATAGTTTCAGGATATCCGCCGCCATTTGCTCCGTGTAACCGCAGGCGATAAGCCGGTCATACATTTTGCCACCTTCTTTCTGCCTTTATGATACAAAAAAACAGGCACCTGAAAGTGCCTGAAAAGTGTCAGAAAAGTGCAAAAAGCCCCCTGCCAATTAAGGCAGGGGGTTAAATAGCTCCTGTGCAATTTTGTGGTATGCTCTACACCTATACCGCTTGACAGTATCTACGGACATATTACGCTCTATAGATACCTGCACACAGCTTTTCCGGCGCACGTCGCAATCTATGACGATCATTTCCTCGGTCTCTGGGAGTAAAATCGATTCCACGAGGGCAATAGCGCGCTTTGGCGGCAAATTTGATAAAAAATTTCTTACGGCCTTGTGGTTGCTGTTCATCGGCAAAACAATAGCCGTGGAGGTGCGGATGCTTATGCACGGGCGCAAGGTCGGCGTAGTCTTATCCTTTGCGCCATCCAGATTTCCGTTATTTCAGCAGGAAATTCCAGCTGGCGGCACCGAGGATACCGTCCACGCCGAGGTCGTGGTCAGCCTGCATCTTCCGCAGACCGGTCTCCATCTTGGGGCCAAAGAGTTTGTCGCCGTTCCAAATTTCATCCGGGTAATAGCCCTTGTCCTTCATCAGCAGCATGGCGGCCCGGACATCGTTGCCCTCCATGCCACGGCGCAGCATACGCAGTTCCATGTTGATCGTCTCCTCCTTCGTCGTCGGTGCGGGTGCGGGCTTGGGCTTCTCATCCAGCAGCGCCTTGACGCTGGCCTTGAACGCCTCCCACTCCGCATTGTTCTTCCCTGCCATCTGCCGGGGGCAGGACTTCCCGGTCACGTCGTAGTGCCGCAGGACGTAGGTGTCCACACCGGAGATGCCCAGCAGCTTACACAACTCCGCCGTCAGTGCCGCAGCGTTGGCCTTGGTGCGCTCGGAAACATGGTAGTTCCCGGAGCAGCACATCTCGATGGAGATGCTGTTGGTGTTGCGGCAGAGGGGATGTACCGGAGCGGGAGAGCCTACCGCCCACGCCCGGTCACAGGCCGGTACGGACTGGTAAATGCTGTCCTCATCCACAAAGTAGTGTGCGCTGGCCTCCCGGTCGCCGCCTGCGAAATACTTGCAGTTGGCCTTGGCGGTGTCGCTGACGTTGCCCGTGTAGTGCAGCACCACAAAGGCCACGTCCCGCCCGCCCAGCCGGTCATAGGTCTCCTTGCTGGCCGGGATGCTGGTATTGATGGGGATGCCGCCCGCCTTGGCGATGGGATATGCGGCAGTGATGCGCTTACCCATATCTCACTCCCCCTTGCTCAGCTGCTTGACAGCCTGATTGATGCCGGTGGCCGCCAGACCGCTGACGATGCCCACGGCAATGGCGGTGATGGGGTCGCCCGCCGGGAAGTCCGGGATGGGTGCCAGATAGTAGCTGACAGCCCCCAGCAGACCGCCGCAGACCCCGCACAGGATGGGGATCCACTTGTCGTTCATGCTGCTGGCCTTGCCCACCAGCCCCACGAGGTAGGTGATGACGGTGATAACCGCCACGCTTGCGATGCCAAAAGTTTCCATAATTGCTCCTTTCCGTGCCCGAGTCGGGCACACAAAAAATGTTGATAGGTCTTTGCTTATCGGTTTAGTCGGTATTGTACATTCACTGCCGTCTCCTTCCCTTTTTTAATTCTCAGTATAATCGTAAACGATGGTGGCATTGCTCGCACCCCAAGGAGCATTTGCTACTTGCCCCTGCGACCACGGAACATAAATGGTAGACAGTTTTGTGCATCCGGAAAATACTCCACCGGGAATTGAGGATACCGTGCTAGTAAATCTAACCGTTTCTAATCCAGTACAATTGGCAAATGCATAATCTCCGATTGTAGTGAGTGCGGGTGGAAGGGTTATTGATGCGAGACCTGTACCCTGCTTAAATGCATAAGCTCCAATTGAGGTAAGTCCAGAGGGTAGGGCCGTCAATGCTAATTTTGGGCAGTACTGAAATGCGGCTGTTGGTAATGAAGTAATCCCAGAAGGGAGACTTGTCAATGCGAGCCTTGGGCAGTTGTTGAATGCATACTGTCCGATTGAGGTAATTCCAGAGGGTAGGGCCGTCAATGATAGTTGGTAACAATTTAGAAACGCAAAATCTCCGATTGAAGTAATCCCAGAAGGGAGACTTGTTAGTACCATCTTTGAACAATTCCTAAATGCATACTGTCCGATTGAGGTAATCCCAGAAGGGAGACTTGTCAATGATAGCCTTGGGCAATCCCTAAATACATAATCTCCGAGCGAGGTAATCCCAGAAGGGAGACTTGTTAGTGTGAGCATTGAACAATCAGCGAATGCATAATCTCCGAGTGAGGTAATCCCAGAAGGGAGACTTGTCAATGATAGCTTTGGGCAGCGATAAAAACCATTATCACCAATTGCAATTACATTGTCTGGCATATCTACTGATGTCAATTCCGCCAAATAAGCGAATGCATATTCTGGAACAATTGTTCCTCGAAATTTAGCAGTAAACACTCTACCAGAACTGTCGAGGGACGTATACTCTATATAAGGGCCTGTTGGTGGTGCCTCAAGGCCACCGGTCACGCCGCCAATCACCACATCCTTCTTGATGTTCTCGGACAGTAGGGTGTCCGGTTTTTGAATCGTCACCTTACGCAGGCCTTTGCTGCTGGTGGGCAGGATGACTTGATTGCCGGAGGGCATAGACAGCTCCACCGTCCGCTCCTCGGTAGCAAGCACCTCCATCACCTGACCCATCTCAGCATCCAGAGGGACTTCCCCGCCGAAGGTGACTGCGAAGTCATCGCCGGGCCGGAACGCTACGTCAAACTCGATCATAGCGCACCATCCCGGAGAATACGCTCCACCGGCACTTCGAATACCTGAGATGCCATGCGCTGCGCCCCAACGCCCACACGGAGCTGTATCTTTGCGTCAATGCCTCTCCCGGCAGTAAGCGACAGGGTCTCGGCTTCCGTCAGTGTGCATGAGACAACATTCCCGTCCAGCTGTACATCCGACAATGCTTTTTCGATTTTAACCTGTCCGGCCTGTGCTACGGCCAAGGACAGCACCGTGATGCTCCCCGTGTCGATGGGCAGGCGGAATGTCAGCGTGGGGGTTGTACCTCGATACATACATATACCTCCTCATACTATAGATTTGCGAGGCTCAGCGGTTGGGCAGTCTTTCCAAATCCGCTATCCTGTGATTGGCGACCTTGATCTGCTCCTCCAGCACCGGAACGCGCCGGGCGAAGTTGTTATGCTCCCGGACTTCCCGTGTCAGCTCGTCCAGTTTGGTGTCGGTGACGGCCTGCTGCGTGTCCAGCTTGGCCTGCACATCACGGGTGGTCTTGTTGCTGGTGATGATTACCCCCAGCAGCGACAGGCCGCCGGTGATAAGTGCAACAATGATAGTTTCTGTCATGCGGTATCTCCTTATATGTTTTATGCTTTCCACTTGCCCATCACCCGCAAGGCGACGACCTGCTCCCCCAACGCCATGGACGCTGCCCGGAGCAGGCGGAAGGATACCGTCTTATTGGCATAACTCCAATCCACGTTGGTGAGGATATGCAGATTGTCCCCTGTGCCGGTTACAACCACATTGCCGGTCACGCCGAAGGGCATAGATAGGCGGATAATGTTGGTGTAGACCATGCTGCCCACAGCAGTATAGCTGGTAGGTGTCACTGTCCCACGCCACCACAAGTCTGCATAACCGGAGGCGTACTTGTAGTACGTCCAGTTGCCGCTTACGCCTTGCTCAATGATGTAGTCTTTGATGCCCATCAATTGCCGAAGTTTTCCCGCTGCGGAATCAGATAAAATCAATTCCCCGTTCAGCTCCATGTCCTTTTCGGCGAAGATAGGCCACTTGAATTGCACCGTTTTCTCTTTTTCGGATACCCCGCCATAACACACTCCCGGCAAGTTGAAGTTGATATTTAACGGAACTTCAACTGTTGCCACATCCATTTCTTTGGTAAAACTGCTTGAAAAAGCGTCCGTGGCGACTACCGTCAGTTTTCTGGTCGTATCTGTTCCGACACCGGCGATGTAAACAACCTTTGAGCCGGAGCTTTGCGCAGAAAGGGTTTGCCTATTCTCGTCATCGATCTTCAAAGAGATGCTGGCGGTGTTATTACTCAAAGAAATGGTGAGGTCGAACATCACCTTAATGTCTGCGCCTGTATTGTTTTCTGTCCACACGCCACTTGTGTAGGAGCCTCTTGCGTATGTGAGATTTGCAATAGTCGGTCCAGCATACTGCTGTACAGTAATAGTGTTTGTAACCGTCTTGCTTCTGCCACGAGAATCTGTCGTAGTTACCGTCACCACAACAGAGCCGCTTTTTGTAAGCAGATTCCCTGTATTCAAATTGGCATTTTCATTACCAATTTTCATGACAGTACCTACGATGGTACTTCCCCTTACTCCGCCACTTGTGGCAACGGCTTTTAGCTGGCTCTTGTTTTGTATCCATCCATATGTCGGCTGATACCCAGCGGCATCGGAAAGCACCACGCTTAAAGATGGAACGAGGGATTCCGGCACAGTGAGGACACAGGTTGTCGTGCTTTCACCTATCTTGCTGCTTCCGTTGTAGGTCTCGCATTTTATCGTCACCGTGCGGGATGAAGCATTTGTGGTAGCATCTATCATGCTGTCAGGGCTTGCCCACGTGTAAGATGTGGCTACACCAGTTGCAATAGAGACATACCCGCTTCCGGCGTTATAGGACAACTTATGTGTAAAGGAGGAATTTTTCCGTGTGATTGTAATTGCTACATTACCGCCCATTGTGCCATTTGCGGCAGACACGGAAGATGCTCTTGGAATTGTTGGTAGTGTAACGCTACCGGAGACGGTCAAATGCCTTGGTGTGTAGGACGAATCAAAGCCGCAGTCCCATTCGCCGGAAAGCGTGACTTTCCCGGTTCCGTCACCACTATGTGTAACAGTGATAGACTTTACGCCAAGCTTGTACCAACCGGTAGATGGGTAATTGTACGGATTCCACGTTTTTGTACCTTGCAGAATGTAATACGCTTCGTTCGCAGACTCATTTTGTGAGTACCCGGTACCGTCGTACACATACAAGGTTAAATCAAGCGCGCTGGTGTTATTCTCGATGCTCTGGCTCTTGACCGTATAGTCAAGGCGTAGCTGCCATCCCTTAGATTTGCTTCCGTAGATGCTCGGCATCACGTCACCCCCACGAAACTTATGGATTGATTCGGCTGCACAACGATAGACATCGGGCCGAGGCGGAACTTCGATAGCTCTACCAGTTCAAAGCTGTTGTTATTCCAGTACGCTAACAATGTGCCGCTTGCGTCATAAAACCCAATCTTGTCGTTGTACTCCTTCAAAACAATCTCCGATGCAGAGGATCCAATGCGAAGCACAGGGTGTCCATTTTCATCAATGCTTGCATCAATGAAATCAGAAAGAGTTTGTCCATTGATCGTCACACGCTCTGCGGACATCTGCCCAGCCGTTATTGTGTCTGCGTTTACTGCGCCGTCCATCGTAAGCGCAACGCCAGAAATGGTTTTCCCGCCGTCTTTGGAATATCCAAGACCGTTGATGTTCATAATCCACAGCCTTGTATTATCTTCCATAGTGGGCGTGTCTCGAACCATCCACCCAGTTGGGAAACCGTCATCATCCAGCGTGACTTCCCAGTATCCGCCTTTTGCGCCTATGATTCTTTCGGTGGCATCCTGCATGGCTTTGGCAAGGCCGGAATATTCCCGTTTTACTTGCTGCATAATAGGGCTTTCCACGACATACTGCTTGTCCTGCGGCGCATAGCAGGTCGTATTCGCCACCATTCCGCCCTTTATGCGCAGCTCCTGTTCCATAATGTACACGGGGAATGTGCTGGCTGGGCCGGTCACATCTGTAACGTGCAATATGTCACCTGCTTCCGTAGAGGGGTCTCCCCGCCATTGCACCTTACACGGCATCATTGCCTTGTTTCCAATTTTCTCAAAAACAGTAGCCGCCACAGCTTCGGTAATATACGGGTTTGTAGCCGAAATTCCAACACCCGTCCCGACCGTGATGGGGTTTTCTTCCGTTCCCGTGACAAGGCTTTGTATGGTAAACGGGGAATCTGCGGATTTGCTAAGTCCTCCCTGATACTGCACCTCCGGTCCAACAGAAATACTATCAGAGTACCAGCAGAATTTTAGTTCGCCGTCGGAACCAAATTTTGCATTGCATCCGATCAGCCCCGCCAGCCATCCGAGTTGCTGGCGCAGTGACCCTGTGTAGGGGGCAGCAATTTGAATATCCGGCAAAGCTACAGAGGGAGCAGTGACATTTCCTTGCGTACACACATCTGTGAGAATCTGCACAGGAGTGGCGGGGAAATCAATGGTAGGCACATAATCATCCGTCAGACTGGCCATGCGGTCATATCCTGTGATAGTTACCCACAACTTCCCGCTTTCTTCTACGCCGTCCGTGGGGATGTAATATTTGCCCTTTTGGACATACTGGGCTTCGCCGCCCACCATGATTCCAACAGATGGAATAAAAAATGCACCGTTCAGCGGGAGATTGTCCTGCTTGTACATCGTCACCTTGCAACTGGACGAAAACGCCGCACCGATGGTCACGCCGTCCGACGAGCCAAACTGCTCTGTTACAACAATCTCCTGTACCTCCGATGCGGGGAGGTCTGTTGTTCCATTGAAATTGATTTTGCTGGTAATTTCACGCCCCGGTGCCGAACACGCAGCATGAAATGCGTCTGTTACAGTGTGCATGGCTCACCTCTCGATGAAGTTCATAGATAGCCCATTCCATTGATATGCACCATCAATAAGGCTATACATTGGAGCCGTTCTGTCGCCAACATATGCGGTCATTTTCCTTGTGGTTCCGGTCATTGCATCTGGATAACTTACATCGAAAAACACATCATCAACCGCTTGTAGCAGCGTAGACATAGGAGCGGCTTTCATGGGTGGCCACGATAGAGTTAGCTTTCGCTTGCTTGCCACACGGTCACGGAACAAATCTCCGCTTTGGTTTCGCCCCGTTCCGTCTGCATCAACATCTTGTAGACCCCACGAATATTCGCTGGGGTCAGGCAGCGGGACAATCGTCCCGTCTGCCTTTGTAATGGTTAAAATTGCCATTTGACCTCCTTATGTGACAAGAGGACTTGCCCCAGTCGCCCGGACAACGGCGTTGTTTTCTCTGACCACCGTATCAAACAATTTCTTCCCAGTTACACTATCGAGAACGATAGTGACGTGAATTTCGCTGGAACCGCCGGATTCCTCCCGGACAATTTTACGAATAAGGCCTTCCGGCGCTTCGATGTTGTTCCCGTGGGGCTGATCGCCAAGCACAGCAAGGAATTCATCATTTGCCGGGATAACTGCACCTTTTGCAAGATGCGGAAGCACATTCTCACTGATATAGGAAATGTTCACACCGATAGACTTCCCGCCAATGGCCGGCACCCACGAAGGAACATCAAAACTGATTTTATTCATCTGCTTAATGAGCCAGTTCAGCCCTCTGATGATGATATTGATTGCGCCGTTAAGCAGATCGATTATGGTGTTCCATACACCCTTGAAAATGTCCTTAATTCCTTCCCACGCCTTGTCAAAATCCATAGAGAAAACGCCGGAGATAAACTTGATTAGCCCGGAAAAAATCGTCTTAATTTCGTTGATTACATTCCCGACGGTTTGCTTGATGTTGCCAAAAACGGAGGTTACAATAGCTTTGATTCCGGTAATAAGCGGCTTCAACTTTCCGTTTGTTTTCTGGTCAATCCAATCCAACAATCCGTTAAACCAATCTCTTATACCGTCAATTACAGCACCAATTGCTTTCCCAAGACCGTTAAAGATTCCAGCGATTCCATTCGTAGCTCTTTCTATATCTCCAGTAAAAATTCCCGCAAAGAAATCAATAAATCCCTTTAGCGTTTCTTTGACTCCTTCAATAAGTTCCTGCCCGTGCCCGGTCGCCGTAGTAACGCTAAGCAGCAGCGATGCAATCATTCCGATAAGAAGCGGGATAAAGGAACCGGTCAAAATGCCGATGCCTACGCCAGCCGCGAGAATTCCAGCAACAGCAAGCATTTGATTCTGGAAATTCCATCCATTTTTCTCCGCATCAGTAAACGCAACGGCCAAAACAGCAAGCCCGGAAACAATGGCTGTAATTCCTCCAGCCACCGGCCCAAGAGCGACATACAGTCCTGTCACGGCAAGCGTCATGCCGAAAATCATCCCGGCCATGTTTTCTTGCGTTACACCGTTTACGATCGAATCTAAAATGTTCTGTACAAGCGTAAGCGCACCATAAATGCCCACAGCAAGTCCAATGGTTTTTTGCAAATTAAGGCCGAGTTTTGGGCCAAGTTTCCACGCCGCTAATCCGGCGCCAATGGCAAGAATCCACGGGAGCGCATTTTTGAGCTTCTGCGTGACTTCATCAATCTGCTTACTTACAGCATCGCCAATAAAATCATACTCAGGCAATTCAAAGTCAAAACCGCTGCCTCCGGACACACCTGCAGAACCAGACCCAGACGCAGTGTTGCCGTTCAGAATGTTAAGCTCATCAAAGCCCATAACGGACTTTTTCAGTTCTTTTGCCGCGCTGGTGGCATCATCAAGGCCAGCTGCGGTGTCTTCTGCCCCGCTTGCAAGATTCTTTACACCGGAAGTATCAATGTCCGACAACTCAAATCCGAACAATTTAGCGATAGCGTCCGCAAGTTTCCGAATTGCCTTAGCTATAGCAATGGCGATCGGCAAAAGCTTCATCAAGATAGGAATAAAGATATTACCGATAGACCTGGCTGTCATCTCAATCTGTGCCTTAAAAATGCGCAACTGGTTAGCTGGCGCTTCTAAGGTTCGAGCCATGTCGCCCTGCGCCGTTGTTACCTGTGTCATAATGGCGTAGTAACGCAGCTCCGCCTTTTCTGCCTGCGTCATGGCGGAAACAGACTTTTCGATTCCCAGCGTCAATGCGGTTTGTTCCAGTTTGGCTTGCGACAGGTCATAGCCCAATCTACGCAACGGTTCCAATTCGCCAGAAACGCCGGATTGCAGCTTTTGCATAGCATCTTCAACGGAAATGTTGAAGAACGAGGAAATGTCATAGCCGAGCTGTGTAAGGTTCTTACTCATTAGGTAAGAACGGTCTGCGACAGAGCCGAAGCCGGACAGCAAAGTGTTAAATACGCCCTGATTCCGCATCCATTTTGCGGGGTCAATGCCCATTATATCGCCAACATTTTCCGCATACTCTTTGGCTTCTTTTGCGTATTGACCCATAGCCACGGTAAACAGGTTCAAATCCTCTTGGTAGGCATTTGATTCAGTGATGGCCTTGCTGATTCCCTGGCGTATCATACGAATTCCGGCCACAACCCCTGCCGTTTTTATGCTTTTGAGGGAAATCCCAAATCGGCTCGTTTGGGCGGATCCTTTGTTTACCGTGTTGCTGTACTTCTCGGTCGTTGTTATGAGCCGCTGAATTCGAGACGGCATGGCACTAAATCCATCGGCTACATGTTGCATTTCTGTGGCAAACGGTCTCAGCGCATTTGCAAGCCGGGTCATTTGGTTTGAAAACTCGTCAATGTCTGCGGCGCGGAGGTCGCGCACAATGTCCGGAAAAGCGCTGAGCTGGTTGATGTACGAACGCATGTGCGCACCTTCCAGTTCGGATAGCGGGCGCAAAGCATCTGCGACATTGTAGAGTTTGTCTATATCACCATCGGAAATCCCGGATAGTGCCGTTCCGAGAGATTGCATATTAGTCCCAAGCGATTTTGGAATCTTAACGGTTCCAACATCGGATATGGCCTTTAGTCCGGCAGCGATAGATTTAAGTTTTTGCCCAACTGCACCGGACCCAGACAGCGCTTTATTGAGCGCAGCAATCTGATTTGCAGCAGTTCTTACGCCGGACGCTCCGCCGGAAGTAGCCGTCTTTAGGGAGGACAACGCTTTTTCAAGCCGTCCCAAAGACGCAACGGCACTGTCGCTGTTCTCTTTGATTTGGAACTCAAGCCCTTGGATTTCAAGATTGTCCATGCTTTTCACCTCCCGGCTCGAACCTCTTATTGTTGGCAATCATAAACATTTCCATAACTGCCTTTGCACGGTTATCGTTTTTCTTCTCTTTCTCCGCTTTATCGGGTGATTTGTCATTCACGCCAACAGGATAGGGGGAATCTCGATACGGAATGGGCTTTGCGCCCTTCTTTGCGAACGCATGAAGAATAGGCGAAACATCCGCCAAGGCTTCATAGAAATACGCACCCTGTAACCATGCTTGCTGGTTATCCAAGGCCTGCTTGATTTTCGCTGCCTTGCGGTAGTACTTGACCAACTCGCAATCCATTTCCCAGAACTGCTCGTAGGTCATGCCTATTGCAAGGTAATAAGGAAAAGCCTCATAGAACTTTTCCGTGTAAGCGTAGAGGGGGGTATTGCCCCCCTCTTTATCGGGCGGCGGTTCGCTTACCAGTCCACCGTCCAGCTGGCGTTTCCCTCGGCTTCGGGATCATCCATGAGCGCTACGATGGGTTCGCTATACATTTCCACCAGCTTGCCCAGCATATCTCCCTTGTTGGGCAGCTGGGCGTAAATCTTGTCGATAACATCACGCTTTACATAGCGGTGATGCGCCAAAAAAGCGCCAGCAAACAGGGCGGGCAGATAGGTCATGGGCTTGCGCTGCAATTCCTCGATCTCGAAGCCCTGCCGCTCCATCATCTCCACAGATTTTCTGGTGTATTCCAGCACATATTTCACATCGTTGTGCTCGATGTCCATTTTCTTTGCCATAATTCCTCCTTACTCGCCGTCATCCAAAGTGATGACAGAGGTGGGTGCGATGGTGATATTCATGCCCACTACTTCGTTTACGCCGCCGCCGGTGGGATACACGGAAAGCTGCCCCTTGAAGGAGAACTTGCCGTCAGAGCCGGTGGGGGTAACAGAACCGCCGGTCTCCGTGCCGCCAAACCAGACGGCATAATCCGCTTCTGTGCCCTCTTTCGCTTTCAGCGCCTTGTAATCGGTCAGCGTGTAGTTCGCCGTGAAACTCAGGCCGTCCATAGACTGAATACCGGCGATGTAGGTCTGCATCTTGTCAGACAGGGTGGTGGTTTCCAGCATTTCAGGATCACCGCCAAGGTCAGGGAACTCCTTGATGTCCACCAGTTTGGTATAAGTGCCGCCGGATGCGGCTTTTACCATCAGAAAAATCTTATAGGTAGAGATAGCGATAAGTCATCATTCCTTTCTTTTCGTTGTCACATTATCTTCGGTAAATGGATGTTCCGTCCGTTTCGGCACGGTATCGTGCCACTAAACGATAGATTGACGCACTGTCCATGTTTGGGACGGGGGTCATGGAAATGCGTGTGAAATTCATTGCATACAGCATTTTGTCGATTTCTGACAGGATGCTGCGGCATTCTGCTTTGCTTTCTCCGGCTTTGTTGGAGTAGACATTGACCTCATACATGACGGTTGCAAACCGTTCTGTGCCGGAACTGTCCTGATTAGATGTGGTCGTGTAATTGTCCTGTTCCACAATGCTTGCGTGGGGGAACTTGGGGGGAGATTTTATATACGCCCCGGAAACATCTATCCCCTTGAACTTCTTTCGCAAGCCTTCTGCAATCGGGGTAAAAATCATCCGCTCCACATCAATCATCCGAACACCTCCTTTACGATTTCTCCAAGCCGCAACTCCAATTCTTTTACGGCGTTATACATGGGCATATTGGCCGGATTACCATGTGTAAGAACAAGCGTCCCCTTTTCTCTTTCTCCTACAACGGTTCCGTTTGTACCGGGTTCTCCGTAATAACCCCATGTGGATTGTTTCCCGCGTCCTTGGCCATATTCTCCGCGCGCCATTCCCAAGTCCCTTGCTTCCGGGTGATTATCCGGGTATGTTACGCCTGTGCCAAATTCAATAAATAAGACCGTGCCGCCAACGGCGACAACGGCCTTTATTTTTCCTCGATCTTCGACAGACACGGTTACATCGTTTGTTCCGTCATATTCGGCGCTCGCAAAGCCTGCGCTTGCCACTTCGTATCCCTCTTGTGCAAGGCGCTCCAAAAGCCTTGCGCAGCCGTTTTTTATCCATTCCCGGTACTCCCGAACGGAATCGATCATCTGCTGTACGCCGGATGGAGAGAGGGTGGTAACAACCTTGTGCTTCACGACACATTCACCTTGCTTATGGCAATAGAGATAGAATTCAGAGATTTGGCCACGCGCTTTACGATGTAGTCATAAAGCGGTTTCCCATCCTTATATTCCGGATTTTTGTCCACAAACAAAACGGTATCTTCTGCAATGGGGCAATCCATATCATCCGTGACGATGACCTTGTCATAGGAAACAAATTGCCCGAATTGCTCCACTTGCGCCGCCCCGGATGCAGGGGAGATATTCGCGAGCATTTTTACTGCGTCCTTGTATTTCACGGACATTTGCCCGGTTTCGTAGCCGTCATCGGACATATTCATAGTTTTCCCGTCATACAGAAGATACCAAAATGCCGATTTGTTCCGATCCATACATCTCATTTCACCACCCCCGCATAAGGGACAATGTCACGCAAAAGGGAGGACGGCACATCGCCGTCCTCATAGGATCGGGAAATACCATTCTCGCTGTGCGCTGTTTCGCCCTCTGCTCCGCGCTTGTTCAGCAGATATGCAGCAATCTCCACTTGGGTCATGTGATACCGTTCGGGGACTTCTTTAATCGTGTCGTCAAACGGGTATAGTTTGCGCAGCACTTTATCCCCAGCAATAGCAAGGTAGGCGGAAAGCACGCTTCCTTGCTGGTCTGTCATAGTAGCTAAAAGCTCTGTCTTTTCAGCTTCGGTCATACTTCCCGCCCTCCTTTATCAGCCGGTCACAGCTTTGGTGTTTACAGGATTGCTTGCGTCATTGGCGATGAACACGCTGCGGCTGTAGGTGGGCGCAGTGAAATCGGTGGAAATACCGGTGAACTTGCCATGATACCATTCGGGGCCGTGGTCAAGACCTACCTGACCGAACAGCTGATACTTCTCACCAGCACCAGTCTTGGACAACTGCTCCAGGAAGAAGTTACCCTTACCGGGAACAGGCTGGTACACAGGGGAGATAACATCCAGATTCAGCAGCAGTGCGGTGCCAGCGGGCAGGCACTCGCCCAGGTACAGATAAACCACGCCAAGGGGAGTGATTACGCTGGACAGCGCGATACCGTTAATCTCACGGGCGGCGGGAACCACGGTAAGACCGTTCTGCACGGCATCCGCATTGATCTGGAACATGGTCACGGCATCGCACCACAGCACCAGGCCATTTGTGGGGGCGTTTGCTCCGTAAATCTTCTTCACCATGTCGGCTACATCCCACAGGCCCAGGGGCTTGGTTGCCATAGCGGTAACATTGGTGGTAATGGCGGTGGTCAGGCCACGGGTCTTGTTGATCTTGGAATCGTCCGCGGCCTTGTTGTATGCGCCCTGGATGAAGGTGAACTCCATATCCCGGGCAATCTTCTGAATCTTTGCGCCCACCTGGAAATCCAGTTCATTGATGGGGTTCGCCTGCTGATTCTCGATATTCACGCCGGACAGAGTGCCCATGTTGGACATCTTGGCGTAGGAAACACCTACGGTCTCCTGGAAAATCTGCGTGACATTGGTTTTCTGGGTGCGGGTCACCACGGTTGCATCAGGTGCAGTCAGGGACGCGGTCTCGCTGATTGCGGGCTGGGTGCCGCCGGCAGAGCTGTATTCCTGTCCTGTGACGAACTCGACATGGTTGGTGGTTTTTGCCCGGCTTCCGATGATGGAAGACAGAGGGGTGCGGGTGTTGCCCTTGTTGAAGAGCATACCGGAGTAATTCAGCACTCCGAAGCTGGTAGCAAAAGTATCTGCCATTTTAATTCATTCTCCTTTACTGTGTGTTGTTGTCTTGATTCATTAGGCGGGTATAGTACGCCGCCTCCGCAAAATTGCCGGTGCTTTGCGCATCGGCAGCTTTTTTGGAAAAGTCTGCACCATTCGATCCGGACCCGGAAGCGGGCTTGGGTGTGCCTTGCATTGCGCTGGCTTTCACCTGCTTTGCGTATGTCTCCAAAAAAACCTGCTGGTTGGCAAACACCTTATCAGTGTTGCCGTCAGCCATTGCCTTGGCGGTATCGGCAGCAAGCTTTTCGTCATAGCCCTGTGCAATGAACTTGGCCGTGTACTGAGATACAGTCTTGTCGCGGCGAAGCTCATTCAGCTCCTTCTGCATAGCGGCAATGTCCTCCGCCTGCTGCTGTTTCTTCTGCTCGTCCTCGCTCAACAGAGCATTGTGTTTCCTTTTCCACTCTGCGGCCTCGGAATTTGCCTTGGAAACTGCCGCTTTCTGCTTTTCAAGCTCGGATGCGTTGTCGTTATACTCAAACGCTTCCAGCGCTTTCAGCTTGTCCTCCAAAGACATGTCCGCATAACCGGCGATTCTGCTGGTGTCGATTTTTGCCATTTTGATTACCTCCTGCGTTTAACAAGGCTGTTCACTCAGCACTATTCTCTGTTTTTGCGGGTTGTCTCCCGTTTGCGTTTTTAGGTCGTCCCTGACCATTTATCACCTTGCGGCGGGTAAATCGAAAAAATAAAGGGGCTACCCTTTCGGATAGCCCCTCGGCTGTCGGTCAAGCCCTTGCAAGACCCACTCAGTATTTCTTCTTTCTTCGTACTTCAAGCACCACGATCTTCCCGTTCTCCACTTTCACCTCCGCTTGATTGCGGTTCTTGAGGATTTCGTTGATCGTCCGTACCATCTCCATCGTTAATTCCATTGTTTCCTCCGTTTTCCTCCAGATATTCCATGCTCATCTTGTACGCAAGCTGCGGGTCGCTGAAAAGGCCACAATGTGTAAATGCAAGCTGCGGCGCAATTTTTCCGTTGCCCAGCATGGTAACCAGCACATTTGCCTTTTCGGAAATGTTCTCATAATTCCGCCGGGTAAATCTGATTTCGATTGCGGACAGTTTCAAAGACAAGTCGCTCAAGTCATTGCAAATCCGCAAAAGCACTTTCAGAAACTCTTTTTCGGAACGCTTGAATACCAGCTCGGAATCTTTTGCCCTTGCTTCTGCCGCAGACCAGCCGTCACGCATAATGACCGCAGACCCGGTGTCAGAGGTGGAAGAACCGCCGTTTCTATTGGGCATCCCGCAAATAGTCAGCACTGTGTTATACAGATTGTCCGCAAGGGTCTGTGTCTGCGTCTGGTTCAGCTCCGTGACAAGGTTTTTGATCTCCGCTTTCTTCTGCGGGTCAATATCCTCAAACTGAATCGCTCCATCCTGCCGCAGTGCAGAATATTGTTCTTCGGAAATACGCACATTATGGAACAGAAGCAAGGACTGCACGAACTGCTCCACGCCATCCATGCGATTGGATTCCACATTGTTGATTGCATCCAGCAGATTCAGTACGATTTCAAATGCGCCAAGTCTTGCCCGGTTTGCCGGGTACTCGATGATGGGGATTCCCAAAATCTGCGGCTCACTTCTGGTGATTTTCCATGTGTCGGTCACCTCGTAGAAGTGGTCTTTTGTGTAACAGCTGAAAACGACTGTCCCATCTTCCATTTTGACATACTTGACCGCCATAAGGGGAGGATTTCCCAGCTGCACGGAATACACCACAAAGCAAAACCGGGGGTCAAGGGTATAAATCTCAAACGGGGCTTCATCTTCATCTTCCGGTGTGTCCGGCATGACCATGCGATAAGCCGTTCCGCAGATGTGGAACCAGTCTGCCAGTTCCTTATCCTTTGCCGGTTTGTCCTCGGACAAAACATAATCGTTCAGTTTTGTCACCATTTCAGCCGCTTTTTCATCGGCTATCCTGCTGACATACTGTACAGGCTCTCCCATCAAGTAGCCGACCTTGAAGGACACGATCTCGTTTGCCCGGTTTTCGACAATCTTGTTGTTGATCTCCGGGCGTACATCCTTTACTCTCGCAAGGATAGGCTGATCGCCTTTATAGTACCTGTATAAATATTCCATGTCTGCCCGGTTTGCGGTGTGGATAACCATTGCCTTTTGCAAAATATTTGCAATATTGCCCTCGTTTACCTCGGTAACATCGGAATAAATGACCTTTCTACCAAACATCTGTCTCAATATCATCACCTCTTAGAACGGTCTTTTGAATATTTCAATCTTGCCGCTGATACGGTTTCTGATCTCGTTTTCCAGCAGCGATAGAGAATCGGGAGCGTCATCGTGTGCCACCTTTCCGCTTCTGACATAGGTGGTCACTTCCTGCATGAATCCCCAGTATTGACACCCTCGCTTGTATGTTGACGGATGCTTGAAGTAGAAATGTTTCTTGATTCCGTCTGATGCAAACTCAATTCTTGTCTGCTTGTTGGAAATCGTCCTTTTTGTCCGTATGCTGGTGTTGAATCCTGCGTTTTTCACAAGCTCCGCAACATCTCTTGCAAAATACATACCTGCATTGTTGGATTCAAACAGCGCATCGCCCACTTTGTTATCAATCAGGCACTTTGCGCATTCCGGCTTTGTGACCTCTGCGGGAGAATCATCGTACACCACATCCACGATGTAGACTTCCTCTCCGTATAAATCCGCAACAGGCATGGCCGTGCTGTCTTTCCCGCTTTCTGCGGTGTCTGCCACGGCAATGATTGCATCCGGGTCACGATCTACCGGCAGTTCAAAGAAATAGTTCAGCTCCGACTTATTGAAAAGCAGCCCCTTTGCTTCAAAAGGCTGCTGCTGAAATTCGCTTTCAAACTGTTCCGCACTCAGAAGCTCTCTCTGCTCACGGAAATAAGCGGTGGTAAAAACTTTTTTCCCCTCCCGCTCATACTCATAATTGCTTTCGTCTGTAATCAGGTCAAGGGCGGGGATTTCAATGGCTTTCCATGTCCAGCCGCCTTTTTGTGCTTCTTCCTGTAAATGCCCTATGGGGTCATACAGGGAATATCTCGTCCCGGTGGCCACAATAGGCGTACCCTCAATGGCACGACCTAAAATATCGCCGGAAATTACTTCCCACTTATCATCCAGCCGTTGACGGTTTTTCGCTTCCTCTCTGCCCTCCACGCAGTCATCCAAGTACAGGACATTGGTTGCCTCCGACAAACCCACTTGCCGCGCGTCAATCGACCGGCACATGACCGTAGGGAATCGAGATTTTGAACGCAGATTGATGATTTTCGTGTCTGCGTTGGTCTGCACCAAGGGAGCATCCGGAAACACATCGTAGAACAAATACTCGTTGGGCGTTTGCAGATACTCCAGACAGCCGTTGTAGAAGCTCCGCACAAGGTCATCGCCCGTGCCTTCCATAAGGGACGATTTATCCGGGTTTCTGCCGGAAATCATGTTGATGAAATTGATTCCGAGCTGGCTTTTCCCGGCTCTTTTCGGCAGAGAAATGGTCAGCAGCCTTAACTTGCCGTCAAGCACATCTTGATACCCCTGCACAATAGGTCTTAGATACCGCCTGCGTGGAGCATAAAACCGCTTCTCCGGCTTTCTGTCCATCTCCACATACAGCAAGAAGGTATCGAAATCATGCGGCGCATCAAACAGCATGGATTGCTTATGCAGCGTGTAGAAATACTCCGCGTCTTTTGGGTTTCCGTTGCGAAGTGCTTCGGAGGTCATCTTTCGGACTTCGGAATTTAACTGGTGCGCCGCAGCAAAATCTTCCGCTTCGTACCCAATGCACAACGCCAGCAAATCCTTGTAGGCTTCTCGGTCATGCGTTTTCTCTATGCGGTTTTTGATGCTCTCCGCAATCTTCCGATAATCCATTTGTCCTCCTGCAATAAAAAATGGACTGCCGAATAATCGGTAGTCCATTCTATTTGGTTTTGTGCAAAGTTAGTTTACAAGTTCACAATCTGACCAAGAACCTGCGCTATAACAAGTCCCCTCAAATGTGATTTCGTCTCCGACTTTAATGTTTTTCAAGTTTTCCTCTTGGTCTCGCTCAAATTCAGCAAGAAATACAACGATTGTATTCCCAATCTTCTTTTCCATCGTCAAGGTCGCCCCGCCGGTCATGTTCATAAGCCCACCGGTTTCCATCCCGTTGATTGTGGCGGTTACCTCATACCGTCTGCCTTTGTATAGGTCATCTGCCACAAACTCGTTATCTTTGTAAGCCTGGTAAATCTCCTCGAAGCTTGCGGGGGTGTACTGGTCTTCTTCGGCAGGCGCCTGTTCGCCGCTCTTGCTACTGGTTGCAAAAGCTATAATAGCAATCATCAGAATGACAAAAACGATTATCATCTTCTTGTCAGCGGGCTTCGCATTGCTCTTTTTCATGGTTCTTTCTCCCCCTCAACGACGTCTCGGAATCCCTGCGGAATCCTCGTAGTCCCACATCCGGCGGTAAAAGGTATTCCGGCTTACACCCAGTCGCTTAACCGCATAGGCCGTGGTAATTTCGTTATTGTACCACTGCTCATGCACCGTTTTAAGCAGATCATCGCTGATTGCTATCGGCTGACGGCCTTTGTACTTGCCAGCCGCTTTTGCAGCCGCAATTCCTTCTCTCTGCCGCTGTAAGGTCTGCTCCCGTTCCAGCTCTGCCATTGCACCAAACACCGTGAGCATGAACTTGCCCTGCGGCGTATTCGTGTCAATGGATTCCTTCTGCGATACAAAGCCCACACCTTTTTCTGTGAGCTGCTCTACCAGCGTCAACAAGTCCCTCGTGCTTCTGGCAAAGCGGCTGATGCTTTCAACAATGACCACATCGCCCTCTCGGACGAAATCCATCATCGCCTCCAGCTGCGGCCTGCCTGTGCGGCTCTTGCCACTCGCTATTTCAATATATACTCGCTCTACCCCAAGCTGCTTCATTAGGATTTCTTGCCGAATTGTGTTCTGATCTTCTGTGGAGACGCGAATAAATCCAACCTTCATCCAACTCGCCCCCTTTCTTCGGGGTGCAAAATAGGCTCATGCTGCCCCTTGACCCATTCCTTGTTTTTACCGTACCGGTAAAATCCCTCGTAGGTTTTCCGGTTGTTCACGATACTTTGCACCGTGCTGATAACGAACGGCTTCCCGTTCCGGGTGGTATACCCGTCCTTGTTAAGGCTGTCCACGATTCCATTAAGCGTCACGCCGCCGTCCCGAAGCTCAAATACTCGCCGGACAACAGCCGCTTCTTTCTCGTTGATGCAGAGCGCACCACCTCGAACTTCATACCCCATAGGTGCTCGACCGCCAGAATAGCCGCCACGGGAGGCTTTAACTGCTCTACCAGCGCTCGTGCGCTTGTTGATGTTGTCTCTCTCCATTTCGGCGCACGTCAGGGTGAACGCCTTGAGCATCCCGGCAAATACACCGAATTGCCCGAAGTCCTCGCAGATGCTGATTAGCTCAATGCCTTTGCGCAACAGTGCGCCCTGGTAGTAAAAGTATATGTTGATGTCTCTGGCCACTCGGTCAGATTTCGCAACTACGACAGCTTCGTAAGGGGGGTTGTTCACTTCTCCGTAAACGATCTCGTCGAACCCGGGGCGGTACTTTGCGCCGCTCTCTCCCTCGTCGGAAAACCAACGCACGATGTTCATGTCGTTCTTGCGGCAGTATTCCTCTATCTGTTCGCGTTGCACGTCCAGACCAAACTTATCTTCTCCGGTTTGCCCGTCTGTGCTCACGCGGATATATGCAACCACGTTTTTCATACGGCTCTCCTCCTTTGGAGTCAATCCAAAACTGGATTGGTTTCTACGGTTATTGTATCACACAGTAAGCGTAAATGTCAAGCCGCCTTTTTGTTTTTTCTCTTTTATTTTTTGCGGGCATTTTGGGGCTTACCCGGCCCCGCTCCCGCACTCTATATCCCCCGCCCCGGTCATGTAGCGCGTGGCCTGATCTCTGTAAATTACGCAAAATCATGATTTTGCTATTGACAATTACATATAATCTGATATAATGGTATCCGTACATCAGAGGAGCGCACCCGCCGCCGGTCAAGCAACGCGGATACGCTCCCCCCACACCAGCCAACAGGCCAGCACGGAGAGTATACCACATCCGGCAGCCGTTGGCAAGAGATAAGGCCATAGGGCCGGGAGGTAATACAATGGATTATACAACAGTACTTGCAAAGGCAGCGCAGACACTGGAGCAGCGCAAGGACCGCAGCGCATGGGATAAGGGCGTTACCGTGTACGCCCTTGAGATGGTAGAACAGCTTGCAGAAGCCGCCGAGGGCGGTTACATCGACGCGGATGACCTGTTGGCCCCGCGCGTGCTTCGCAAGGCCCTGTTAAACGGCGCGGACGATTGGAGCGCCTACAGCTGGGGGGGATGCTCCCTGATCTACAACGGCGACATTGCCGCGCGCCTGTGCTGCCCGTCCGAACTCAAGCGCACCCGCAACGGGGAGCGCAGACCCAACAGCCGGGAAGAGTGGTTAGACACTCAAGCCCGCGCACTGTTTCAGGCGGCTAACCGCGTATATAAGGCGCTCCGGTCCGCCCAGGAGGTGCAGCAATGAGGAAGTATAAGCAAAGGGAACTTCGGGAGCTTGTGCGGCTCGGAGTGGCTGAGGATTACACCAACAAGCCAAGCGAGTATATTTACACGCTACGCAGGCTTGAAAAGGTGGGCTATTCTTCCGGCGTGTATGGTATTAACGGCGGGCTCGTCGAGGACACCGAAACCGGGCAGTTATACGCCATTATCGGGCGTTGCTCGAATCTGTTTATCTTGTTTTAAGGGGGGCTATATCATGGGTTATATGATGTTTTATGTGTCGTGGTCGCCCCGTGAGGGGGAATCCACATACACCCGTTGTTTTCCGTCCGCTACCGAGCGGGACGGGTTCGCCGCC